CCGCAATTTGTGGAGTTCCCCTTCCCACATTTGCATCCTTCGGGATGGTGCGGAACATTGATTACCTGACGGTGTTTGATGAAAATGATGCCGTGGGGATTCTCTGGAAATACGACAAAGACAACCACAAATTGCGGGCCTGGCGCTCTGCGGGGTTTACCCCGGCCGGCACCGCTGGCGCGCAAACTTTTACCGGCACCGCGAATGTTGGTATCTCCGGCACTATCGACGACAACGACGACGCGGCGACTTTGGGACATGCTCTCTATGTCGTTCCCGCGGCTGCGGCCCAGTTTGTGCCTCCGACGTTGGCCGTGGAAGCCTCGGCTACTGGTTTAGTCAAGGACAGCGATAACGCGGCAACGGAGGGCGTAGCTCTTTACGTCGTAGTTGACGATCCTAATTGGTCTGGGACATACCAACTCGGCCACTTTGAGTTTGTCAGTCCGACCAACGCCAACGGCACTTGCACAATTGCAAACGGAGCCGACACGCTTACGTTGTTCGATGATGACGCTGCGGCTACGAATGGAGTAGCTGTGCGGGCGGTTGCGGCCGATGCAGGGTTGGAAGCTACCACTGCGGCTGCTAAAGACATCCTTGTTCCGACCTCCACCGGCAAATATATCCACGTTAATCATGCAACCACTGGCAGCACGCCAGAATTGTATTTTGACGAGGATGCGGCCAACACGTATGAGCGCATCCGGGGGGTTATCGTTGACAACTTAGATGAGCCCTATAAACTCTTGGTCGATACGGCTGCGGCTGAAAATGCCGGGGTTGCGCTTTCGCAAGGTAGCATCGGACGGCTTGGCAATATCGTCACTGTGGGTCCGAAGCCTTTTACCTACCTCGTAGGAGCTTCTGGGCCGGAAGTAACTATTGCATCTCGCCCGGATGCTGCAAGTCTACCTGGCGCAGTCGCGCTTTATGTTCAAGCGGCTGGTGCTGGTTTCAATGCCGCCAACTTCGGTAAAGAGGATGTGTTTGTGCCCACTGCTGGCGGGGACTTCATAAAGGTGGCATATGCGGCTTCGCCCGCTGGTGTGCAGGTCTATGGGTATCCCGAGGGTGCAACTGGTGATCTCAAAATCCTTGGAGTCATCACGGATAATGCGGACGAGACTTTCACGACCGAAGCTGCTGTTGGTTGGAAGCGCGACACCCCTGCTGGCACCAATAGCACTTCGGCTCTGACTGGCACTGCGGTTGCGGCGGCGGCTTTGGTTGAAGATACTGGTTCGGCACTTGCCGCCCAAGTTCTCTATGCCGAGGCTGTTGGCTGGTAATGAACTCAAAGGGGCCTTCCCCACAAGGCTAAATCAGGGAGCCGTGGGGAACTCAAATAGGAGCAACCAATGGCAACTGGTTTAGACTTAAGCGCAGTTCACGTCCTCAAGAAGATTCCGGGACAGCAAATGTTCCGGGTCGCGGAAACCCATCCAGCGCTGCGCCTGGGTTCCGGCGATAATGTGCTCTACATTCAGCACGGTCGCGTTTTCTCGGCGGGCGGGGACCATATTCCCTCCGACAAACTCCCGGACTGGTTCAAAGTCGAACTGGAAAAGTGCTCCCAGGATGCCCTTCTGGCGTGCGGGTATGGCCGAGTCTCTACACCAAAGCCCACTCGTAAACCCAAGGTGACAGAAGATGCCGGCACCCAGTCGTAGTATTTCCGCTTCGTTCACTCGTCCGTCCAACACCACGGCATACACGGCCGCGGATGTTGTTGCAAATTCCACCACGGCTGCTACTATTCTGACGTTCTCTGGGATTGTATCGGTGCCGGGGGGCTCTGGAATTATTTCGAGTGCGTGGTTGATCGACTCCGCAGCGGCATCCACCAAGTTGCAAGCGGATTTGTTTTTGTTTGCAGTGGCCCCTGCCACTTACGGCAACGACAATGAGGCGTTTGCGCCCACGGATGCTGAAATGTTGGATTGCGTCGGCGTGATTGAATTTGACGGCCCCAACGATTTTGTGGTTGGCAGTGGTAATGGTCTGACTCCCGGAGGGTTTTTGGGCGGTCATGGTTCCTTGCGTTTTCAATGTGCCCAGGGTAGCGTTGACCTCTATGGCGTGCTTGTCGCACGCAACGCTTACACGCCTGCTTCTGCCGAGGTTTTCAAAATCCTGATTGGCATTACCCCGGATTAATTCTGATGCGGCCAGCCCTAAAACTCATTCTGGTGCTTGGCCGTGTGGGGGCCTCTCCCCAGTTTCTAGCGGGCGCAGCGGCTTCAATTGCTGGATATGTCATTACCGTAACGGGGACGACTGACGGCGACATCAGCGATGGTGTATTTGGTGTCGAATATGGCGTCGGCTCCGGTGGGGTTTATACGGATAGCGTTAATGTTGTCGGCGCTGCGGCCAATCAGTCAATCACACTCGGCATACTGGACGGTATCATACCCGGCAACTATTGGAGTGTCTTACTGTATTACAACCTGACCGCAGGCGATCCTGCCGGCAATCGCGTCTACGGCGATGCGCTTGTAGTTTTCGTAAGCGAATTTGACGGGCTGCTTTTAGGTCAAGGATAGACATGGACATCATCACTGCATCTGGTGCATACACAAGTTTGGACGCGGATCGCGGCGGCGTCGTTAAACTGACCGGCGCTGTCGCGCAGGCCATTACTCTCGATACCACACTTGGCGACAATTGGGCGCAGACGTTCTGGAATCAGAACACCGGCGCAGGCGTCAATAACTATGTGACACTGACTCCGAGTAGCGGCACAATTAACGGCGCTGCATCGCTGATCATCTTCTTGGATGATGTGGTCACCGTGATCTGTGATGGCACGAACTGGACTGCTATCTATCTCCACCAAGCGCCGATCTTTTCAATGAATGTTGACGACGTAACGCTTGCAGCTTTTGTAAATGGCACTACGGACATAGCGTGGCTGGAATCGGGAAGAGGGACGCTGAGTGTTCCCGCTTCTACATTGTATAGATTTAAAGCCCAGATACATACTTACAATTCAGGAGCGAGAACATCCCACACCACATCGTTCAACTTCCTTGGCGCAGGAACAGCAACGTTAACAGATATCCGGTATCAATGGGTATCTGGGGCTGCTGCGGCAGGGGGTCAGACAAGCGGAACAAGCGGAAGCGCTGTGGTAGGCACGGCAACGGTTATCATGTCTGCTCAGACAGCAACGGATATGTATACCACGATTAAAGGCCATTTCCGCACAAATGCGGCAGGCACCATAGTTCCGGCAATTAGGCACAGCGCTGATCCTATTAATGGTGGTGTCATTAAGTCACGCAAGGGCAGTTTCTTCTGGTGCGAAAAGCTCGGCGCGGCTGCATTAGGGTCATCCGGCCAATGGGCATCATGATGAAGTCGTTGCTTGCAGCCTTGTTGCTACTCTGCGCCTTTGGGGCGCAGGCGGCCACTGTCACCAACGGCCTTGTATCGTGCACTGATACTATCTCTGCCACTCCAACCGCGCCGCAGCAGATTTTTATCGACTGCACGGCGACAACCGGGGTGGTAAGTGCGGCCACCAAGCCGTTTCACAGCCTGCTATATCGCGTAAATTTTGGTGATACGGCATTGACCAGCGATCCGAACGGGACGGCTTGGGCCAACGCAGCAAACACGACACTCTCTAAAAATCAGGCGGCGGGGGCTGTTTCGGCGCACGTCTACCAGACGGCTGGGACTTATACATGGACGGTGACTGTTAGTGATGGCACGGTTACCCGGAGCGTATCCAACACTAACGTAATTGCTTCAGCCGATACCACGTTTGCCGGCGCGGCGACGACTTGCTACTACAATACTACGCTTGGGACAGGCTGTCCGGCTGATGCAACTGACGGTGGTGCAACAGACGACTTTGACGGCAAGATTACGTCGGCTGCCTGCAACGCCGCGACAAAACGCTGCTTGTTTAAAGGCGGCGATACGTTTACTTCCAATGCGCCTGGGACATTCACGGCAGCCGGCCCTAACATGATTGGTTCGTATGGAATCGGCAACGCAATCATAGCCACGACGACTAACATCAACGCCATTTCGTTAGCAGCCTCTACGATAGATGACCTGCGCATTGTGGACTTGACTTTTCAAGGCACCGAATCAAGCGGCAGCGCTGCCGCTATTGTGTTTCCGTCGGGGATAACTGCATCTGGCGTTACGATGTTGCGACTTGTTGGCGCAGACCTGCAAAACGCCGGTCTTTCCGGCGGTGGTTCCGCGGGAACTGCTGGCGTTTGCAACCTATGTGTGTTACAGGAAAGCGCGTTCACTGGAATGCTGGCCGGCATGGGGACGTTTGGCCGATTCACAAATTCCGCAATTCTCGGAAATTTGATTGGTCCATGTGCGGGAACCTGCGAGTTTCCGTTGCGTTTAAGTAACGCTCAAAAAACTGTCATCAGTTTTAATACCCTGACCGGACCGCTGGAGGGAAAGAATACTCTGTCGCTCCGTGCAATAGATTTTGTGACGACAGCAGAAGATACTTTTTATGTCATCATTTCGGATAACCACATCAGCACGGATACCCGGAACAATGCACTAGTGACGATTGATCAAGGCGGCGACGGGCAGTTAGATGCCAGGCACTATGATATTATCCTAGAGCGAAACTTGTTGGTTTTGGGTGCATATACAGGGGCGAACTCTATTAACTGCATGGCCCTCAAAGGAACTCGGGTCACAGTTAGGAATAATATCTGCAATCTGGATGCCGCAACTGTTGCAAATGGAAACGCCTTCACTGTCGCCGGCGGTCCGGGAGTGGAGGTAGCTTTAGATATTAACATATACAATAACACTTTGTATTCGAGTAAAGCGGTCACGATTCGCGGTGCGAGCATAGCTGCTGGAGCCACTGAGACGCTCTACAAAAACAATTTGTGCTACTTCCCAAACACGGTTCCAGCGTCTAATAGGTGCCTCGTAAACTCTGACGGCAGCACAATCGCCGCCACCAATTCAACTGACGCCCAAACTATCAGCGACCCGGCATTTGACGGCCCCCTAACCTCAATATTCGGGTGGCGCATCGGGACCGGGAGCTACGCAGCGGAGAATGGGACAGCGATATTTCCGGCAAGCAACGATGACTTCTTTCGCTGCGATGACGTGACCGCAAACGAACACATCGGCGCTGCCGTGTCTCGCGTCAGGGCGCGGTGCCGAGGAGTGGCGGGGCCATGACCATTCTCCAAACCACTGCCGACATCATTGACAATGTGTTGTTTCGTGCGGGCGAGCCCACGGACGGCACTAGCGACTTCAACACACACGCCTTGAACCTCGTCGTGCGTGCCTATCGTGCAATTTGGATGGGCGGGGGCGAGTTTGTCGAGGGGATGAATGAACCCTGGTTGTGGCTCAAAAAAGACCCGCCAGGGGTTATCACATTCGTTCCCGTGCGTGATGAGGGGGCCGTCGATGTGACCAACAATAATGCAACTGCCACCTTGAATGCAGCAGCCTTCCTCAACGGTATGGTCAATACAGACCTTGACGGGTGGTTCTTCAAGGTTGATACTCACCCGGACGTATTTCGTATTTCGGCACATACCACTGGCAGTCAAGTGCTGACTCTCGACGCCCCCTATACCGGCCCAGATGGTAACGATGTCAATTACAAGTTGATGAAGCTGGAATATTCCTTGGCCTCGGATTTGCTCCGCCTCATCTCCCCCATTCGAGTGCAATCCGATAACGAAGATGAAGTGCTCGGTATTGACCTGACAGCGTTGGATCGAGACTATCCTCTCGCTTTGGTCCAAGGCGGCACGCCTGACCGATTTGCGCTCGTTACCGAAACCAAGATTCGCGTCAATCGCTTCGGTGGAGCCTCTTCTGAGGAACTCATTCGCGGGGAGTATGACTATCTCCAAAAACCTGATGATCTGACGGATGCTTCCGACAGCACACCGCTTGTGCCCCTGGAGCACCGCCAACTCATTGCCGATATCGCCCTCTTCTACCTCTTCACTGACAAGGCAGATGCTCGCGCTGAGGCCCTTGCCATGCAAGCCAAGGCTGGCCTTAAGTCGATGGCCGCAGACAACCGTGCTCGAATGCAGCAAATCGGACGCAACTTTGGGGCCATCCTCCCCCGCCAGGATAGTCTCGGACTCAGAAGGCGCATCCTTCGCACCACTTCCGGGTTGATACTGGGATGAGTTTTGCCGTCTTGACAGAGAAAGTCCCTGAAAGTGTTGTTAAACCCGATCCGGTTTGGTTTAACAACTTGGTGGATGATCTCTATTATTCAGGCACAGACCACCCAGGGGCGCGACATCGCATCGTGGTGGGGTTGCTGTTGGCGTTTGCGGCAGGAGTGAAGGCTTCTGAGCGAGGGGCTTGATGTCTACCACCATTGTCATCCAGGACGCCATGATTAATGCCACTTTTGAGGCTGGTGGTGTCGTGTATCACATGGACGGAGACATCTTGGCCTTGTTGAAAGGACTTGAAACTCTCAATGCGGTTTCCGAGATTGTTTCCGCTAACTTGACCCATTCGGGAAACTACGTGTATGTGTTGACGTTGGCAAATGGACGTATTTGGCAGCAAGAAATGAAGAAGCTCCCCGGCACACCCACCACATTTACGCTTCTAGGATTTTGGCCTCAGCCTGAAATTCTAGCCCATCGAGATGCCCGCGATGCGGTGTTGCGCATGATTGACCGCGGTTTTACGTCATTCACGATAAGTTTTATCTAGCCATGCCCGCCTATACTGGCTACATCATTCCTCTCCCCCTTGGTCAAGGTGGCTTGGTCGGCACCAAAGACCAACAGCAAATCGCCCCGGACAAGTTGATTGTTGCCCGGAACCTTTCCTATGAAGGTGGGGCCTTGCGTAAGGAAGGGGGCGCAGCCAAATATAATTCGACAGTCATCACAGGAGCCCCTAGCGTGCTCGGCGGATGGGATTGGTGGCCGTCTGACGGGGTGCAACGGGCGGTTGTAGCCCTGTCTGATGGCACCCTCAAGAAAGACGCCGGCACGGGAGCCTTTGCCACCACGCTCAAAAGCGGTCTCACCATGTCCAGTGTTGTGCCAGTATTTGTCGAAGCTGGCAAAGAGGCCGCGGCCAACAATCGCAAACTATTCATATTCACCGGCAAAAACGCCGTGCAGACGCTCTCCGGTGATGGTGCAACCACCGCCGATATTACCACTCCCGCAGCTGATTGGAGTGGCTCCAATCAACCTTCGTTCGGGCTCAACCACGAACAACGTTTGTGGGGCGGCGGCAATCTCAACGACCCCCACCGCATCTATTATTCCACCACGGCCGATCACGAAAACATGACCGGGGCCGGTAGTGGCAGCATATCAGTCTACCCCGGCGAAGGGGAACGGCTTGTGGGAGCCTTGAGTTTCAAAGGGTTGATCGTGCTCTGGAAGTTTCCACGCGGCATTTACATCGTGGATACCACTGACCCAACTATCTCCAATTGGAAAGTGCGGCGATTGTCGCGTTCGGTTGGCGGGGTATCTCCCCTCGGCGCAGCCGAAGTGGACAATGATGTGATATTCGTAGATGGGGCTCTCAACTTCCATCTGCTGTCGGCGGTGCAAGAATTCGGGGATGCGGCGGCTAGCAACCTATCCAAAAAACTTGACATTTACTCATTCATTCAAGATAACTTCAACCAGGCGCAAGCTGCGTTTGCCCGATCTGTCTACTATGCCGCCAAACGGGAGTTACACTTTGCCGTGGCCGGGCTTGGGTCTACTGTCAACAACACTCGATTTGTGCTCGATTTCAACCAATCTGAGGGGCTTTTGCGATTTCGCTATTCGGACCGGGATACATGCGAGAGTCTGTGGATTCGCAAAGACACCAACAACGTAGAGCGCTTGACCAGCGGGGACAATGCCGGATTCGTGTGGAATATGGACAAAACTGCCAAGGATAAGGATGGAAATGGCTATTCCGGGGCCTGGCAGACCGCGTATGTGTCCGGGGACTGGATTGATCCCATTTTGGCAACTGTTCGCAAAATTGGGCAGTTTCTTGAAATTGTGGTGGCTCCGACAGGCAATTGGAACCTCGACGTGGATATCTTCTGGGATGGCTCCTTGGTGCAGACTGTGACCTATAACATGGGGGTGTCTGGGTCGGCCCTGGGCAGTTTCGTGTTGGGAACTGATAAACTCGCGGGGGATCAAATCCTTAGCAGGAAGCGTCGAATTGTCGGCAGTGGCCGGCGATTATCCATTGCGGGCCGCAACAGCGGGGCCGGCGAGGATTTCTCGGTTGGACACGCCTTTTTGCACTGTTTGGTTGGGGATGAACGCCCCGGCCGGGATGCTACCTAATGTCTAAGTCACAACGGCACGTAAAGGCTCTTCAAGCCCTCAGGGATAAAGGCTCGTCCTTTGTCGAGGACTACTGCACCTTTCGTAATCGAGAGTTATGGGAGGTTCGCTGTAAAGGGTGCGGCACTATTATTCGCAAGATGCTCCCAATCGAGGAATTGAGTGTCAAAAGAATTGTGCGCGGAGTTACCCTTATCCAGGAACGCTTAGCGTTGGCATGCCTCGCCAATTATCGAGAGGTTTTGATAGCGTTTGACGATGGTAGTAAACACGTCACGCCAATGTGCGTTGAATGCGCTACTACTCGACTGCAAGACAAGGATTTGCTGGAAGCGGTCTACACGGCGGACCTCGAACAGTGGAAACGCGAAGGGGCGGGTGTGTCCGAAGTGGATGCAAGGCGCAAACCCAATCGCGTAGCCAAGGTGGCTGAACAAATCCGAGGGAACGAATAATGGCTGGCCTCTATAGTCACACAACTCGCGCGACAGGCACAACCTTGACTGCGAGCATCTACAACACTGACCATCAAAACCACATTGACAATCAAACGCCGCAGATGACGGATGATTACTCGTCCAATGTGGCCCAGATGCAGTCCACTGTCAATCCAGGGGGTGTTGGCACAGAGTCCTTAGCTACCACGTTGGCCGGCGAAGTAGAACGCCTGCGATACGTCATCAAGACGATGCACGGTGGCGCTCAATGGTATCCCGGTGCCGCGTTTGTTTCCGGCACGGCGTTTGACGCCAAGGGAGATTTACTTGCCGGCACAGCGGCAGATGCTTTCGCGGCGCTCACAGTAGGGGAAAATAACACAACATTGCTTGCTGCCTCCGATGAAACCTCTGGGCTTCGGTGGGGCGTTATAACGCCTCGCAACTATGTCATCAATGGCACCTTTGCGGTCAACCAAATCGTTACACCAACCACCACGGATAACAGTTACCCAATTGATGGTTGGAGACTACTACTTGGTGCAGCCAATGCCGCGACCTTTGAACAAGACACTGCGGATGTGCCCACTGGAGCTGGATACGCTGCCAAGTTGATCGTAGGCTCCGGCAACAATAACAAATTTGGGTTGTTCTGCCCAATTGAAAACAAGGATATGCTTTCGTTGCGGGGAAGCACCTGTGCGCTTCGTGTGGCCCTCAAGGCAACTGCCGGCCTCGTCGATGGCACCGGCAAAATTCGCATTGGCATTTTGGAATTCACGGGTTCCGCAGATGCCATTTCCGGCGATCCCATTTCAGCTTGGAATGCGGAGGGCACCAATCCAACGCTCGCAGCTAATTGGGCATTTGCCAATACGCCAGCGGCTATTGCGGTGACAACTGCATGGGTTAATTATTCCGTGACTGCGGTGTCTATTAGCGCCAGCGCTACCAATGTTGCGGTGTTGATCTGGTCAGATGATACCACCAATACTCAAACTACCGATATCTTGCGCATCGGAGGTTTTGTCACATTGAGTCGGGGCTCAGCCTATTCAGTAGCTCACATGGCTCCATTCGAGGAGGAATTGCGGCGCTGCCAACGTTACTTCTACAAGACATTCCCACAGGCGACGGCCCCTGCTCAGAATGCAGGACTTGACGGCGCAGGTTACGGCATTCGCGGGGATGCTGATGGGCGCATTCAAATCTGGTATCCGGTCACGATGCGCGTCGCTCCAACCGTTACGCTTTACAATCCAAGCAATACCAACGCACTCGCGCGCAATGTCAGCACGCCAGGGGATTTTTCCACTTCTAGCGCAGTCAGTCCATTGGGCGATAATGGAGTGTGCGTGCTATTTACCGGTGGCGCAACAGGAGATGCCGGCGCTATTCATATCTCAGCGGATGCCCGACTATGACCCCCCGCACTCGCCAAGTTGTAATGGGCAGCCTCTTCTGGGTGGTGTTTGCATTACCGGCTATCTTAGCCATTGCTTTGCAGCCTCTCGGCATTTTGCTTTACGCTCTCGGCAATGACAACATGCGCGCATGGGTATATCGCACGGGCCGCGCTCTTGACCAATTCAATAACGCAGCCTGGTTTGGCGGGCATGCACAAGAGACCATCAGTTCGCACACTGGCCGATATCTTCGATATGGTGGAAAGTTGCCATGGCGGTTCCGGTTTGTGCATTGGCTCACCAATTGGTTCGAGACAGATCATGTCGTGAAAGCTATCGAACCAATGTTTCGTGACACATCTTTGTGACGTGCAGAGGCTGAAACATGGATAGCGTCTTTTCCTTCGTGGCGCAGTTGTTTGGGCGAGTTGACAACGTAGCTATCCTCGTTCTGATTGTGTTTGTGACGTTGCTTGCCTGGGCGCATGTGGTATGGCGCAAGGAAGAACGCGAGGACCGCCGGCAGCTTTTGGACTTGATTTCCAAAAATACTGAGGCCCTCAACGGAGTCAAACTCGCCCTTACGCTTCTCATTGGAAGGCCACTGCCATGACCTTCAATCAACACTTGTTGCGTGCGCTATTCCCAAACCGCGAACGAGAGCGCATGGAAATGCGGCACAGCGTCGCCAAAGCCTCTGCCCATGCGGAGGATTTATCCCGAACCATTCTCAAACTTTTGAAGCGGATGACAAATGATACCCCTTCCAATTCTCGGCCCTATATTTAGCATCATCGGCACGGTAATCGACCGTGTAATCCCCGACAAGGCCGCGGCCGAACGCGCTAAGTTGGAATTCGCGGCGGTATCCCAGGCTCAAGAATTCCAACTCGTCCTCAAGCAAATCGAGACGAATCTCGAAGAGGCCAAATCCCCCAATTGGTTCGTGGCGGGCTGGCGTCCGGCAGTTGGCTGGACTTGTGCGTTTGGGCTCGCCTATGTAGCAGTCATTGAACCGCTTGCGCGATTCTTCGCCTCTGTGGTGTTTGGCTACGAAGGGGAGTTTCCAGTAATCGACACGACTCTCACCATGCAAGTTTTGCTCGGCCTTCTCGGACTTGCCGGCATGCGGTCCTTTGAGAAGTTCAAAGAGGTTGAAGGAAGTCATTGATGAAACCCCGCGATACGCTGTATCGATTGGCCCGCTCAGGTGGCGAATTCAACAAACTCTACGCCATGGTGCGGCGCAGTCGTTATCCAATGCAAAAACTTGAATGGCCGGTGGTGGTGGCAGTCCGGGACGGCGATATAATCGGCTTCATAGCCACGCATCCGCGAAACGATGCTATCGTCGCCGGCCCCCTTCTACTCAAGGATGAACGCAATCCATTTGTATTCATGCGATTGGTGCAGGCATATGAAAATGTGTTACAGTGTGCTGGAGTTAAGTCCTATTTATTCAATGTGGAGAAAAGCAACTTTTCATATATCCACAGTGTCCAAGCCGTAGGGGTTCCTCTAATCGCTGAGGACGATAACACAATGCTGTTCAAGAGAGAGTTGTGACATGGGTGGTGGTGGCGGAGTAACTGTTCCAGGGCCGAGCCCCGAAGAACGAGCATTACAAGCAGAGCAAGCATCGCTTTTGCGTGAGCAGCGTGATATGCTGTCTCGGCAGATCAGGGAAACCAATCTTCTCGCCCCCATGCTGTTCGAGCAGGCGGGCCTACGCGCCGTGCGAGATGCCAATGGAGAGATCACCAGCCTCGAACGCATGCCGCTTGAGGAAATGTCTCCTGAGACCCGCCAGGCCGCGGAAATCCAAGACCTGTTCAGCAAACGCTCGCTTGCCGCCCTCAAGGGTGAGCTTCCCGTCGATCCTGGTCTCCTACGTCGTTTAAACGAGGAAGAAACCACCCTCGGCGAAGCCCTTCGCAAGGAAATGGGCACAGGCTGGCGCACGTCGTCTCCCGGTATCCAAGCCACCGAAGAGTTCGCTCGCCGTAAATCCGACATCCTAGAAAGTGCTCGCCGGGGCGATCTAACCCTTGCGGAGCAACTTGGCCAGGCCCGTGAAGCCTCTATTCTCGCTCGGCCGTTCAGCGAGATTGGGGCGACACTGGCTCCATCCCAACGATTCGCCAATCCATTCGCCAATGCCTCTGCGACTGGGGCGGGCTATTCTAGCGCTCTATCCCAATACGCCCAGGACCGCAACATGCAGTTGCAGGCGGCTATCGCCAATTCACAAGCACGGTCATCCAGTGCGGCCGGGTTTGGTAAGTTTGCCGGCGCAGCCCTTGGATCAGTATTCGGTGGTCCGGTCAAACCTTGGATTTTTGGGTAACAGGCAATGGCAGACTTCGGTAGTTTTTTTGGTGGAGTAGCCCAGGGTTGGCAGGCCCAAGAGCAACTCAATATCTCCCGCGAGGAGTTGGAAGTCAAACGCCAGCAGCAAAAGGCCACAGCCAAGGATGTCGAGCACAAAAAACGCATGGAATCCCTTGAAATCCAAGGCAAATTCCGTGCATTTTCCGATGCCATCGTGCAAGAACCCAACCCCAATCGTAAAGCTCTGATGACTTCGGCGTATCAAAAAGCCTACGAGCAAGTCGTGGGGAAAAAGATGCCGGCGTTGCTGCTCAATGTTTTGAAGGCCGATCCTGCAACTGCGAGAAGCCTCTTGGATGCCACTGCCAAGCAGGGCATGACCATGGAGGACTTGAATGCGCTAGCGGAGAACCCCCTTGCCGCTCTCGATGCCCTTGTGTCGTTCAGCAAAGTTTCGCAGGAGGAGGCCGGTCGCAGATTTGCCGGGGGTGAGCCCACCACAACGCCACTAGCACCGTCACCCAATGTGCAAGGCACCCCGTTATCCGCTGGCGGGGCTCCAACAGCCCCCATCGACCCACAAGTTGCCCGCGCCACTGACATTCGTAACCGTATTGTGGAGGTTCGCCGAAATCGTGAAGGCGTAATGCAGAATACCCGAGAACCACGGGCCTTGACTGCCCAGGTGAAAGGGATTGATGATGAACTGTCCCGGTTGGAAGATGAACTGCGGGAGATAACAACCAAACAAGGTGTCACAATTGCGGCGGAGAAACGCCAAACCACGGCGGAGATCGCCCGTGAAGGCCGGCAACCCGTGCCGGAAGAAGCCTTGCTGCAAGCCCGGCGCGCATTGATAAATCGTGGCTTTAACGAGACCGCGGCCAATGCTATCTTTCCGCCTGCTATGAAGCGGCTGGATTTCGACGAGGTTTCCAAACGCTTTGGAGCCGGGGCACTTGGGAGTGAAGCCTCGCCCGCAGTTCCAAGTCCCGCAGCCCCGCAAGCCCCCTCACAGCCAGTCCCAAGTCCTCGCCCCGGTGTATCCTCCACATTCCCGGAAGTGCGCGCGGTAGCCCAACTGGAAGCCGAAACGGATGCTGCAAAACGCCGATCCCTTGCTGACGCCGCTATCAAGTCTGGGTATAAGTCCTTCGATGAAATCAAAGAACTCGGTATAAGCGCTCGCCGCACAATGGGATTGCTGCAACCCTTGGCCGCAGCAGCTCAGACAGTGGGCACCACTGGTAATTTCGTAACTCCTCTTAAGGACGTGATAGCGGACGTGGCAGGGGTGTTTGGCTCAACCAATCTCAGAGGCAAACAGGAACGCGAACTCATTACCGGCCTTGGCACGCGGTTGGCAATGGAAATTACAACTCTGCAAAAAGGCCAGCAATCTGATAAGGAATTAGCGTTGGCTTTGATTTCCGTCCCCGGAGCCAAGCTGACCCCACAAGGACTTGCCGTAATGGTCTATGTGGCTAATGAAATGGCCCAAAAGGCCCACTCATACGATTTGGAAGCAAAACGCTGGATGGCGGAACGCCAAGCCGAAGGCAAAGAATTTGACGCACCGGATCGCCAAGGCCGCTCGTTTCAAGAAGTATTCGACGCCAACATGGCTTTCTACACTGAAAAAAACGGCACGATGGCAGAACGCACCAGCAAAGCCTTCAAAATTGATCACAAAGCCTTGCTCAAAGGCATCGTCAAGGCATCCCAGTAATGCCCTTCACCCCTCGCACCGAAACCGTGATTGAGGAGGGTTTCGTAAATCAAACCCGTGACAATATTGAACTGTTACGGAAGGAGCTTGCATCGCGGCAAGACCCACGGCAACGCAAAATTCTGCAAGCAGAGCTAGACTCCGAGTTGAAGAAATTAAAAAGCGGCGGGGATGATAGACGCATTCCTCTCGGGCTTGAAAGTCGCCTAAGTGGCGCGACCCCGGAAGATCGCCGCATGCCGTTAGGTATGGAGCCTTCCACACTTCCCGACGTTCCCGCCCCTCCCCCGCAGTTTCGTGGCAGCAAACCCCCAACTGGCTTTGCTGAGACCCCAGGTGGAGCCCCAACCGGCCTTGTGCGAGAGCCTGTGTTGCCGGCAACAGCGCATCCTCCAATATCCATGCTTGGCTCTCCGCAAACAATGCGGACACTTGTAGAAGGCGCAGGAACCGTTCTGGGCGGTGCTGCTGGTTCATTGCTTAGTCCGGGTGCTGGCACATTGGCAGGGGAAGCCTTGGGTTCGATGGCGGGCAGCAAACTGTCAGAACTATTCCATCCCACTCCTGACCCTAATGCAACCATGCTGGAAACCGGCGTGTGGACCCTTGGGGGCGGCCTGGTCGCCAGAGGGGTCATCGGCCTCGGCCGCAAACTCATTGGCAAACCATCAGTCGCGGGGCTAGAACTTCAAAAGTTCATGGAGTCCACGGGTCAAATACCACCACTCGGCGCAGTGTGGAATGATTCTGCGGTAGTGAACGCCATCTCGGCCATGAGCAAGGCGGATTCAGTATTCGGGAAACGAATGGAAGGAATTCTTGAACGATCCGCCGGGACAATTGACAATTCCGTGCGGATGTCCATTATGGATTACATCCGGTCGTATGGAGTCGCCAAAGCCGCGTTCAAGCAAACGGATAACGTGCTTAAGCAAACCGTAAACGAATCTCGTGTAGTGCCCATCGACCTCAAAACTCTCGATGTCGCCAAAGCCACGTTAAAAGAATACCGTAGCACCGGCACCCTTGGTGAATTGGACAATACTCTGGTCGAAACCTTGACCGCCATAGACGCCGCAGTGTCGGCTGGAACTCCTATAAAACAATTCAAACTCAGTTTCAGTGAATCTGAAGCCTTGCGCAATCTACTAAACACACAGTCGAAAGCCTTGCACGTGCGAGAAACTGGAGGTCTGCATCCTGCTCTCGGGCCAGAATCCCCCTCGGCGCTTGTGCGAAAATCCGCCACTCGGGTTTCAGAAGCCATCGACAACACCATCACAGCCCTGGAAAAGAAAGGCACTCTTCCCGCCGGCCACATGGCCAATTTAAAGGAAGCCCGTGGACTCTGGAAAACTTGGCTATCGGGGGAAGCCATCATTGATGAGTTGGCAGTGCCGCTTGAAACCGGCAAACAGATGCGGCAGCATCTCACGTCGAACCAGTTGAAGAACGCCTTGACGAATCTGAATACCCGCAATGTCAAACTGGGCTATGAATTGGTAGATCAGAAGATGCTTAACGGCATGGCAAGTTTTGCCCGCATGCTTGAAACACTTGAAAAGGCCGGCAAGACCTCCGCCTTTCAATACAGCGTGCGCGCCGGGCAGGCAATGGCTATCACTGCATCCTTCACTGGTGGGGCCTCCCCGCAGATGATGGCTATCGCCCTGACGCCGACTGGAATGGCCCGTGCCTTCTCCGATCCGGCCTTCATCAAATTCATGTTGGAAGGGGCCAAGCTAGCTCCCGGCAGTGCGGAAGCGATCCGAGCATTTCGCCGTCTTGGAGTTATCGCTACCAAGGAAGGCTACGGCGTTACCGAACGGGAAATCTAGACAAACCGTTGCAGTTTCTTTTGCGTCACGGTGCGAGTGTCCCGGAACCAATGGCCACATCCGTTGCATTGATACCGAGGGTATTTATAAAGACGCAGCACTCTGTAACCGTGCCTGGTATAATGATGACCACCACATTGCGGGCATACCACGGTTTCATCATGGGCTCCATGGCTTGGATGACCTGGTATCCACGGCAACATCTTTTCATATAGCCGTTCCAGTCCGTGCACGTCCCCAATGTTGTATTCCTTCATCAAGTCCCATGCAGCCTTGTCACCTGCCATGCATTGCACCCACATTTCAAATCCAGTATGCCGCACCTTTTGACCAAGTTTGAGGGTCTGCAATACGTAATCCAATTTGTTGCTTGGGAACCGAAACTGAGAACGAACCGCGGATAGCAAATCTACCTGCTTGTAGGGCGCGGGAGGTGTGAAGCCGTGAGTGATAAACTCTTTGTTGAGGGTGGGGATGTCAAAAGACTTCCCGTTGTAATGCACAACTACGTCGGCCTGATTGAGCATAGTGTGAATGCGTTGCAACATGCGACGTGGCCGCTCCGTGTGGATGGAGGACCACTGCACCTGGGATTTCTTGTGCCACTTAGCGGCCCAACACAGCACATATCCATTATTGACAATGCGTGCCGTGGGGATGTTTTCCTTCCACAGTCCCCACACATAGGCTAGGTTGGGGGCGGTCTCGATGTCGAGCAGCAAAATCTTCATTTGCCCACCTCGCTAGGCACTAAGTTCCCTGGCGCACAAGATAAGTGACAAATTCCGGATTTTCCTTGAACACCGCAAACAATCCACATGCAAGCGCATGGACTTGTTCTTCCGTCATCTTGAGTTTCAGGCTCTCATCTACCGCGTGGATGACTTCATGTAAAAGCGCATCTCGTTCGATATCCGCATCAAGCCCACTAGTGATACGAATAGCCGCATTGTCCATCGTCATCATGCCGTGGGTGTCATCGGCTTCAGTCCATGTCATGTAACGGATAGTGAAAACTTTCCCCAACACTCGAACCCGATCTGGGATCATTGCTGCCCCTTCGCTTTCAACAACTCATGCAGGTAACCTTGCGCATTGAAGATGAGCGCACAGATGTCCTCTTCAATATCAACTGCGGCTAAAGGGTCTCGCACACCCCACCCACGATGACGTGTCCACCAATGAATGAAGTGGCGAAAGGCCCCTTTCATGTAGGCGGCCAAAGGTATACCTTTTTGCCAGTTGTCGCTATCGCGCAACGTCCCATCTGTTTGCTTGCGGTTCTTGTTCATGTATTCCCCAAAGCGTTCGATCACCAAGGGGGATAAAAATCCTTCGTAGTCCGGCCGATTGGCATCACTGGCTCTGGTTGCGCCGGATTCAAACGAACGCATCACCGTCCCCACCAAGTCTGTGCAATCCGCGCCATCACCAACAATCCCAACGCGAACCATGTCCCACCCTTTACGGCATCGGCAAGCAATACCACAGACGCAAATACTCTCAAGGCAGTGGTGCTGAATGCAAATACCACAAACGCATCGAGCAACGTGGTCTGAGGGATTGTCACCAACCGATACACGCAATACCCAATGGACATTTGCAAGGGCACCCACAGATATAGGTGCGACGGCCATGGCCCTGGCAAGGTGCGATACAGATACTCTGCAACAACGGCCGGCAGCGCCGCTCCAAGCCCCCACCAAGTCGCAGGCCCGAACCAATTAAATATGGCTGACATGCGTATCAGTTGACCGGAATCTGGATTTCAACCGGGGCTGCCTGGAAACATGCAAACAGGATTTCTTGGCCATCATCTTTTGAGTCATATAAGGCATCCAGGTAGTAAAGGGCTTTATCCAGCATTTGTTTGTCAACCTCGACCCCTTCAAGTTCCCGAAGCATTCGGCGCATGTAAACCCACTTCGGCATGTCGAACGATTTAGCAAACCTGATTTCCATATTGGCGTAGACCAACGCCGCACATTGCTGTGTTGTCATCACATAGGTATTGTCCTGTCCAAATTTATGAGTCTCGCGCAAATGCATGTCGAGGGACTGGGCTCCCAAAGCTAATACTACCCCTATTAATGCACCTGATGTCAACATAAGCACCTTCATTACTGCACCGTATGAAATGTGATCCCTGAATTGTCAAGGCCGCTCAAATAAATGTGATTGAAGGCTTCCTTGAGTTTTGCATCCCCAATAGGCTTAGCTTCGTCTCTGACAAATGTTTGCATGCGTTGAAATAAACCCTCTGCATCGAGAGCCTCAGAGGCAAAAAGCATTCGCATTCCGGCAACTGCTAGAAGGGCTGATGGCGGGATTTCCGTGGAAGCAGTTTTGAGAACTTCAAGCATATTGGTAAACATCATGCTGGCCAGAGCTATTTCAGCCTCTTGAGTCATATTAACCTTTTTCATGTAGCCCTCTCGAAATTAACCACAACCCTACAGGGGCCGTGAGAGAAACCCCAACTAAATTGGCCGCAACTGCACTGCGCAGGGCCTCATCAAACTCACGGCTGGATAACCGCCTAAAGAAATATTTGTTGTAGATCACGCGCCGAAGCGCCTGCCCCCCTTCCTTCTCAAGCGCAGCCACCAACTGCTGCGCTGCCTTCGGCACATCCCGCGCGCCGATCACGTTGAACACGCTGTGGATTTGGGGTTCAATCCGCGTCAACTGGCGCTCGGCCTCCTCCAAATGTGACACGTCGATAACAGGAAAGTTGCCACGCGCGGCGGAAATAATCATGGCAAGTTTGTGCATGTGGGTTTGTTTGCGGGCAGGGTAACCAAGCCATTCCCGGCTGTCCGCGGTGTGTTTGTCCCAATGGGCATTGTAGTGCGCATCACCGTATACGTAGGCTGCATCGGTCAACTTGTAGGGGCCGGCCAGGGCTGCAATCTGCTTCAAATCCGCCACCAAGCGCAATTCCATCAAGGGATCGCCGCGAGGTTGCCGGGATAGATAAGGCACTCGTTGACGTTTGCCATCTGCCGTCAAGAAGATCATACGAGAGAATAGCCCGGAATCGAGAAAGGCTTCCGGGAAGTTGCGGCCGACCCAATTAGGCGTGGTGCAAGCAAACCAATTGAGCCACGGATTCACCAGTTTGTCGTTGCCCTGGGTCTTGGTTTCTTTCTCGAAGGCTCCCTTCTTGCCATCCCATAGCGCGATCAACGCGGAAATCTGCTTGTCATCCTCTGGGTCGATGAAGTTGCCTAGCTCGTCGATGGCGCACGTCATGGCATGCATTGGATGATTAATCCCGTCGATCTCAAATGTTTCCCCGGTTGCACCCATCTTCTCGATGAGACGCTGCCACGTTACAATATCAGGGCCGAAGTTGATACCATCAACTTGCCTTAGCAAGTTAAATCCAATATTCGCAGTGGTCGATTTGGCGACGATGCCGGGTTCTGCCACCACTACGACATAAAAATTGGGAATCCACTGGAAGAAAATCTCGTCGATCCATACCCGCCTGCGAAGTGCTCCGGCGATAGTTGACACACCCACCCAATAGATGATGTGGAGGGGAGCTTCCCCGATACTTGCGTATTCGACAAACGCGGCAAGCCAGTCATCGAAGTTCCGTGCTGCCATTACGCTCTGCTGTCTTGATGCTGCATATGCACCCGTGCGCTGGTTTGGTTGCGGGGGCCGGACTTGAACCGACAACCTCTTGATTATGAGTCAAGCGATCTTCCATTGATCTACCCCGCGGGCGGTAATACTTTTGGCTTTTTGGGAGCGCGTTTCACCGGAGCCATCAACCCGAAGCTGCGAAGGAATTTGAACAGGCGTCGTTTCAAAGCGCGTTTCGTTACCATGGTTCTTTCTCCATTTCTCCCCATGACTTCAAGCTCACCTTAAGCTCTGGCGGAATCACCAACGGCTCCTCGTATGGGACAGCTACAGATAGGAACTGTTCCCGGAGTAGGGGCTTGACAGTTGCCCACTGATTGACTGGGGTTTGACCGACCAGGGAATCGTGCTCGTTGAGCAATAACATAGCATGTGGCACTTCACGCCTGATGTTGAGTAATACCCTATTGATTATACAGGCAACTGTGCCTTGGCCGATCCATGCCAGCATGTCCGGCAATTCGTCCTCCGGCCGTTTGAAGCACACAATACGATACCCAAATCGGTTGGTCAGAATGTGGGGCTTGGCTCGGATGATGGCGTCAATGCGTCGGTGCCACTTTGGAATACCAGGGTTGAGGCCGGCAAACTGACGCATCAGCCTCTCGGCCTCCACCACTAATATGCCAAGGCTGCTAGCCATCGTGCGCGCCTTTCCGCCGTAATGCCACAAGTGGCGAGCCTTTTTGGCTAACGTGTAATAGGGTTCGGTGCGGCCGTCCGGCCCCGCGGCGGAGCCAAATACCTCTTTGGCTGTGATAGTGTGGATTTTGACGCCCTCTCGAAACCATTGCTTGAGATTTTCGTCCCCGCTGTCCCATGCCACAACTTGAGCGTCCGCTCCGGCTAGGTCGGGCTCCCATAGGATATGGCTGGAATCCGGCACAACTGCCGTGCGGAGATTTGGCAGCTTAGCTCCCGTGAGCCCACGATCCCCTGTGGTTACATTTTGTAGGTTGCAGCCACGCCAGAAGGCATTCTTGCTGCTAGCCCAACGAAAAGTTTCCGGCCCCGCTGTATTGAACGAACAACGCATTCTTCCATCCTCATCGAGCTTGGCTCGGATAAAGTTGGATAGCATCTGACCAAGCTGGCGGAATTCTAGAATAGCGTAGCAGACCTGACGCAACGCTGGTGTCTGGCGTGCGATCTTGAATAGTGTCTCGTCGTTGTAGGTTTCCTTCCCGGATTTGCGATCAATACCGGGGCGCTGCCCAAGGGATGCAAACAATTCCTTAATCTGCTTTGACGAACGCGGCATCTTTTCGTTGACCGGACTGCCAAGCGACTGGCTAAGCAAATTTAGACGAGTCTGCATAGCAGATTTCACAACACTATCAAGTTGGGCTAGGCGCACTTGGTCAATCCGAACGCCTTGCAACATCATGTCGAAGGCGACTTCATTAACAGCTTGCTGGATGGCGTAGAGGGTCATTTCAGTCGCACCACGTATACATAGGCCAGCCATACAAGTCCGCCTGCTATGACAGCCCAGAGGATCAATTCCCACAGCCAATCAGGCCACAAAGTCATAGGAATATGACCCAAGTCCATCCTATAAGACTAACCATTCCAATAATTACACCCAATAAGATCAGCCCTTTGCCAACATCTTCCATATCCCCCATGCCTAAGGCATCCCCTAATGTTGCGATTAGCAAACCCCCAATAAACAAAGTGGCAGAAGTAATCCCACCAGAAACTAATATAGACATTTCTTCAACTCCTCTGGTTTGTCATCCACTCCACACAGGGGATGGTTCTCCAAAAACACATTGTGTCCCACCTTGAGGGGTCCGAGTGGGGGATACAACCGCGCCAACTTGCGGATGCTCTGCACCAAGGGTTTATGGTAGGAGCCCTGCGCCACTCGCACCATCTCCGGCGTCACCCAGGGGCATACATGCACCCGGCGCTGGCAGATCGCCCGGTTGAATACCATCAACCAAGTGGGCACGCCGTAGCGCAGCGCATCAGAGAGGGGTTTGTTACGGGCAGTGCCGTCCACTATTGTCACAGGGTGGCCACGGAGTAGTTCAATGACCACGCGGTAGGACATGGCGTCGATGCGGAAGTATCCGTCCGCGGCATGGTGCCCGTGGCAGGATTGAAACATGCACACGTCGTCGTGGGGGAAGGCGAGGCCGTTACGGATGTTGGCTAGGCGCAGCATTGTCAACTTTTGTAACTTTCATTTGTCAACCTCCAAAAACCCCGCCTTCGCCAACAATGGTCTGGTTGTTGCCGCAATCTCCCACGTCGTCACACAATCCCGGCAGTTATACTGCCACCACTGTGGTTCGTCCTCCGTCTCGATTTCCTTCCCCTCATCTTTCCAGTAGCAGTGCCATGCACAATACATGCTGGATTGGTGAGCAAGGTCTTTGGGTGTGCCAGGGAACAGCAAATGCTGCCCGATCATGGTATCGTAGTAGAGACTCGGCCTGAACCCAAACAGGGGATCACGGATGAAATACTGCCGATCATAGTTGAAGTTCTGCCCAATCAAGCGCACGTGATGGTGACGCATGAAGGTCTGAATTTCAGCACATAGATACTTTTCATCGTCTGCCGTCCAATAGCGGGTTCCGTCCACGTGCATCAACGGGATACAGATTGCATCCAACTCCGAGAACCCAAACCCAACACAGGCAATGCGGCCGTGACGAGTTTCTACGTCGCAGGTGACATCCATCCAACCAGCATCCGCGCGATCCCCCCAAGAGCGCAAGGCTTCCACAGCATATTGTGCGGTGCTTGGCACCACAAAGTTATACTTCGGCATCTGCCTGGAATTCGGCCGTGTCAGCTTGCCCGTGACGCGCTTGCGCAGATCATGCACCACAGTTGCCCGCCACTCCCACATCCGCAGCACATAGGCGGGGTGATAAGTGGGAATGACGGGTGGAGGCGGTGCCTTGGAAGTCTCATCGTTTAAACGCGCAAGCCATAGCTCGCTTCCATGCCATTGACTGATACCCAAATGCCCTGTCAATGCCCACAGGGGCAGATTGCCGAGGCCGATGATGACCTGGGGCCGCGTGCGGAGAATTTCAGCTTCAAGTTCCGCAAGTCCTGCGGCGATTAGATCGTTATAATACATGTCGTCACGGAAGTGGGGACATCCCATCTTTGCCGCTTTGGATTTCTTGTCCGTCCACCAGGCATGCGTTTTGCTTTCCAGCTTGTTTCCCGGCGGGCGATATTTGCAGACGTTCGTCACAAAGCACGCGGAACGAGCAATACCAGCGTCTCCAAGCATTGCGTCGAGACACCAACCGGATTTGCCGACAAATGGCTTGCCAATGCGTTCCTCATCCGCCCCAGGAGCCTCTCCCACAAGCATAAAGATGGCAGGAATTGGGCCGAACGCCGGCACTTTAATTTCCAATGCCAAACTCCGACTCTAGAGGCTGCGCCCCGGCAAATCTGCGTAGCAGGTGGGCCTTGAGCAGCACAGTATCGTTTGGGTCTGCACCTTCATACGCAATCTCGAACCTGTGCCCCTCCCCCCGGCCGATTACAACTCCTATGCGCCCGGAGGGAAGAATGACTCGTTCACCTTCATTGACAAGGGCGGCAAACATTACGAGGTCAGCGCAATGATGGATGCGACCACCATCAGGGCCGGCAATCCTACCACAATGATGACTATCCCCACAATAACGAGCCACAAACAATGACGAATGATACTCATGGGTAGAATGTCCTCTTGCCTGAGCCCGGTGGCACAGATTGCAGGTGGCACCAACCACTTGTCTTTTCCGGGGCTTCTCGATACAATTCAAAACGTTCCAGAATAGCATCATTCAGCCAAAAGTCAAGGTCTCCAAAGGGGTCATACACATCCACGGCCTGCCCACGTTTGTGTTTTGACTTTGGTGCACCTGTGGTTGCAGTTGAAAGCCGAAAGCCTCCGTCTCCCTTCCCGCCCGGCGATCCTGAAATTTGCGTGCCCGTGTCAGGGTCGATACAACCCTGGTAAACAAGTCCATCCGAGGCGTGTTCCAGCAACGCGTTAACGCGAGTCAGCAACTCAATTGCATTGCTAACCACAGCCCGGGTCGCGTCAGGATGGCCGATTTTTGCCCCAAAATATTGCGAAACTGTGATCTTCATATTAGATTATTAACAAAACTAGTAGGATGACTACGACAAGCCAAAACTTTTGCATTGGAACCTCGTTGTGTTACTGCAACCGACTTGAGAAAATCGGTCGTAGAAACACCCTGCCCTTGTGAGGCAGGGGTTCTGGAAGGCAATCAGATTGGACTCGTTAAGCCCGCGCGACTGCCACAACTTCGGCGTAGACCTTTTCAGGGTCCCGTTTGTCGGGCCGATGACCAACGCGAATAGTGCCGACGGCGACTTCAAGCTGTCGGAATGACCAACCTTTTGAGGGGTCAATGCCGGCGAGTTCTTGGAGTTTACCGAGGCGCACGTTTTTGTTGACGCCGCTAGCGATGTCGCCGGAAGCGGTCAAATCGAGCAGGAAGCGTTGCCGAACAACAGCCTCTTGCAGCCCAAGGGATTCCGCCACAGCCGGATCGTCAATCACCCAATAGAGTTCCAATTCCTTGCCGCCGAAAATCGTAGAGCCATCAGCTTTCACCAAGTGCACGCCGGTTTTGGCATCTTCGCGGAATGGAACCAGGTTGACTTTCACGGAGCTGGGCTTCACATGCGCCGGGTAATCAGTGGCCGGGACAGGAGTAAAGTCAGTAGCGGGAACAGCGGATTGTGTTGCATCGAGATACTGATCAGGGTCGAAGGCTTCAATGGTCATATGCAAATGTCCTATGGATAGTGTATGGCGCAACATTGCGCTCATGGTAAGACTCAAGGGGTGGGGGAGAGTTCCCGAAGTTGGTGAGTGCTTACGCTAAAACATCCTGTCAATGACTTCCACCAAGTAGGCTGAGTCGATGCGCTGAGGGTCTTTGTCTGCCACCTTTGCAAGCAATTCCGCAAAATATGCGCAATCCACGCCGGTTAGTTGATCTTCCAACACTCTAGGGTTGGTGAGGTCCAGGGCAGCGGCCTGCATTACCATCTTCAACACCTGCCCAGCGGATATCCACCAGTCGCGTTTGATGAATTTGCGGAGCCGGATCAAGGAACAGATGGGATACAGACTCCCAACGTAGCGAAGCTCTTTTGTTAGCAAGGCTTCGAGGGCTTGGGGTCGCAATACCAATTGGTCTTGGTCCCGGCGGTAATAGTTCATGCAATGCGCGAAGTCAAAGGTCGAATGAATTTCTTCCGGGTTGCCGGCGAACCGCATCACTACTTGAATCTTGTCCGATAGAGTAATAGCGTTGGTGGAAATGAAAACAGGCCGATATTTGGTCTTGTCGGTTCGGGAATCTCTAACAGCCAACGCCATCGTTTCGGTTTCCTCGTATACCTCTTCGATCTGACCTGGGTCTTGTATCACATCATCAAGGTATTGACCCGCGCGCCCGGCCGGGCCTTGCTCAAAATATTGGTAGGGCTTAACGGTGCCCTGTTCACTTGCAATTCCGGCGGATTTAACCACGATTTTTGTGCAAATGACACCGCGAATATCCGGTATTGACACGACTGAGATATTGCAAGGGATTCCGGCGCTCTGCTTTGGCTTGAACTGCGCGAGATAATAGCGGGCCACTACTAAGGTGGTTGTTTGCGATGTGAAATATACATCATAGTCCCGCGCATCTTCGTTCAACAGCAGGGATGCAATGGAACCTCCCGTCACGATGGTATCCCGTAGTATCAATGCTGCCACCACGGGGTCTGTGACACTTGCAGCCCAATCATCGACTTTGCGGCGCAAATGTGCTTTGATGTTTCGAGAGTTCATTTTGTTTCCTTTCTGACCCGCTCGCGCATGGCGAAGTAGTCTTGGTAGAGAATCTCGTAAGCAGCTGCCGTAACTACACGAGTGCTAGATCAGTTCTGGCCCCACGCTTGCGCAGGTTCCGCCGGCATCTACCATACCATCCATTGGCGAAAACTTGGATGTTTTGCTGCCTCATCCCGGAAGTGCTGTGCCACATGCTCGACAATCAGTGGGTAAGCTTCTCGAATCGCAGCCTCAACGCCAAATGGACCAGTTAAGTATTCTCCATAGCGGTATGAACATGCTTTCTTTGCAATCTCCAGAATCTTTGCTTCAAGTTCAGGCGGCATTTTGGTGCTCATTTCCAACTCCTTCCGTTAACTATTGGCAACTAGGCTGGCCGGGCTTGATATCGGCTAGCTCTTTGATGCGCTCGCGCAGATCGACATAGGCTCGACGGAGAGTGTTGTAGTCAATTGCCGTGACTACACAATGGCGGCGACAAAGAGGACTCTCTGATTGCTCAGCCTCCGGCAGCATTTGCGGCAGGTCGCGGAGACTGATGAGCTTGTTCTCGTTGCGGAGGCATTTCCACATATTCCTGCACCGAACCACTCCTCTTTCATCCGTATATTCTGCGAGCTTGGCCTGTGCCGCAGCGAGTTCGAGTTCCAGCATGCAGCCTTCCGCAATCTCGCTTCCTTTATGGCACGCGGCCATCATCCGCGGCGTCCTACCCCACACGGTATCCGCAGCGGGCGCAGGCTCAGGAAATGCCGCCGAGTGTGACATTCCTGCCTCATTACCTCGGACCTGCATCGCCGCGGATTCGGTTGTATGGCACATAATGGGTTCAAGGATAAAGTCGCGCAACCCGCTCACCGCTACGTTACCCGTCACTGTGAAGTCCGCAGCGGGCGCAAGAGCAACGGAGCCGGCTGCACCATTGGCGTGATCCTGCGTCGCGGCGGATTCGAGAACGTCGGCGGCTTCTTCACGCTCGGCATTGACTTCTTCTTGTTCTTCGATGTTGCTTGGGAATCGAGGGATGCGTAACCGCCGCACCAGCTCGCTGCGGTCCGGCTGCTCAGGGGCGGCGGCGATCAAAGCTGAATACAGCCGATGGAATGCGGTTTCGTTCAGCCCGAATGAATAGGCTATGTCATAAAAGCGTTCTGTCGGCTCTTCCGGCATCAGCTTGGTGGTCATGATCTTTCCCATCGCATAAACATATGCTTGAATCTTTCTTTGGCCGGGAATGTTGAACACCATGAATAGCCTTCAACTGTCGGCCGTTTGCACGTTTTGCACGTAAATCTACGCTCATCTTCGCACCACGAACAATCATCACGACGGTAGGCCGAAGATGCTGGATTTGTCCGGGCGTTTCCTTCCAGCAAATACGAATGCTTGAAATGCGCAGGTTTGCCGCATTCATCGCAAGCGATTCGCCTTAGCGTCTCAGTTATTGTTCTGGTTTCGCCCTCTTCGGGAAGTTTGTCCAACGTGTCATTGAAGTCGCTCATCTTGGCCTCTATTACACCACGTCCGAGCCATGAGCAAGCACGCTTTGCTGCGGCGTCGGGGTAGTGATATCCTTTCGAACCGCTTCGATCTTGGTAGCATCTCGCATCAAATCCCCTGCATCAAATCCAAGAGCCTCTATGATTACAGCAAACATTCCTGCATTCAACTCTATAGCTGCGCGGAATTCACTCTGATTAGCTCTTTCGACATACTTCAAAATGTGAGGAGTAACTGCTACCCACATTGCTAAGGTGGCATATGGCATTCCGTGCTTGGTTTGGAGGTCTTGCATCACATCATCAAACTTGGCTTTGCTCATTTCGAGGCTCCTGGGTTGGGGGGGTTTTGTTGAAGTATAGTAGGCTCCATTCGCCCTCCGGCTTTGAGCCACGATGCCACGATGGGTCGGTAGCTTGGAAGCATGCCACTTTGCAGTGGCAAATTGCGGCATTTGGACACACGCCCTGGGGCAGCGGTGTCCCAGGTAAACTTGGTTCCTTGGCGGTCGGCAAACGGCATATCGTCAAATAAACGTGGTAATTCAGGCGCAAGGGCTCGCCCGAGGGCATTGGCCGTGATCTTGCTCAATCCAACTTCATCCTGACCTCGTTCCGGGTGTGCAATCAATACAAAGTGACAGTGAAATTGGCAAGTCAACAAAGTGACCAAGCTCAAAATCGCTTTTTGTCCAATCCCATAGTCGGGCTTGTCCAAAGCTGGCCGCCGCCCTACAAACATATCCACAGCCATCGTGTTTAAACTCGACAACCCGTCAAGCACCAAGCAACGATCAGTATTCCAGGTTCCAACATTGCCCCACGATTTCCCGGTGGAGTCTTTGAAGTCCCGCAGCAGTTCAAGCATCTGTCCGTATTGGTTATACTTGCGGCGGTCCCCGGTGGGCATATTGCACAACGCCTTTAAGTCTTTGGTGTTGATGTCGCGGGCTTGCGTTACTAGTGTATCAAGGTCGCTGCATGGTGGGATGTAGGCCCACGGAATTGCGGGTTCGTCTCGTGTGTCTTTGCAGACAAGACAGGACGGGGTATCGCATGGTGCCAAAGACCGCATTCCCGGTTCGAGTGCCAACAAGAACGGTTGAATTCCAGTGCCTAGGAGTGTGCGCGTAACGTGGGTTTTGCCGTTACCCGACTCTCCAACGAGAAATACTTTGAAACCGGGAATGGTAGAGGTCATTTTACATTGTCAAGGCAAAAAGCCAGATTGCCAATAGCGGTGGCATTTGCGTTGGCCAACTGACCGGCGGCGTTCAATACCTTGATGCAGGCTTCCTGACGCGTTGCTGAAAGCCGTTTAGCTTCTGCTGCCTGGCCTTCGGCGATACCAGAATGGTATCCTGTGCGGTAGCCTGTATCATAGCCAGCTTGCCGAGAGGCCGTAAGTAACTGACGGAGTTTGGATTGCGTTTTTGGGAGGCGCATGGTAGTGTCCTTAGAAGGGAATGTCATTTGGATTTGAGGGTTCCGACTTGAAGTCTAAAGCCAAGAGTTCTTGGGCTTGGTCGTCGAGTGTTTGGGCCTGCACAAACGCATCCGCCCGAATTTTGGTGGCTTGACTGCGTAGGGCAACACTCACGGTATTGCGCAGGGCGACATCCGTCGGTGATTCAAATTCAACTTCGACTTTGCACAACAATGCATAGCCGTATTGGGTCATATCTGTTCCAAAGACATGAAAGCTGAATATCTCGTGGTAGCGGTTCCATTGAGCATGGATGTAAGCAGTTATTTTCATTGGTAGAAGTCCTTAATGTTGGTAATTTAAGTCATGCATGGAATGCATCTGCTCATACTTTTGCCAAGGGGTTCCACTTTTGCCTTACATAGTTGACAGGTATCCATGCATTCGGTTCCCGTGACATGCATAAATCTTTATACGGACATCCGCCGTATGCTGCACATGCGTTCTTGTGCAATGCCAGGTCCCATTGGTCGTTGAGATATGCATATATCATACGCTTCACATCGCGTATCATTTGCTGTTTCCAGCGCTCTACCATCCACGGGGGTCGATACGTCAACACTTGGGCATGACCGAATGATTCATCCCGGTTGTATTCACGGCTGAATCGTTCCTCATGTTTGGACTTGCCGCGTCCCACTGTTTTTGTGATGTCGCCGTCGGGGTCGGGTGCTTCGGTGTATTTGGGAGACAATACGGAAACCCCACGCAATAGCACAGGGCCGGGACCGTCGATGGGCATCTTTCCCTCCTCCTGGGCAGCCCATACATACCCGGTAAACTGTGAATCCAAGTCCCACTGCTTTGACCACAGAGGGCCAAGGCTCCCGGCAGTCTTGTCATCCTCAATCACATACAATCCGTTAAGGTCGCCAGGGGCATCACTGCGGCCGACATAGAAAATTTCGCCGCCGTCGTCTGGGTGAGTTACGCCTGGAATTGGCACGCGAAAGCGCCACTCGATGTCCTTGGGGATAAGGCCGTCAGTATCCAGCGGCCAGGTGGCGAAGTAATACGGAATTAGTTCCCGCAAAGACGCCAGCGTCTTGTAGGATGCAGGGGGAGGTTCAAAATCCCCCCAATAGGTCACAGCAGCCTCAACACCGAGTTGAATAGCTTGCGCGGGGGCAATGCCTCGTTCAAAATAGGCTCTGCGTGTCGCCTCGAACCCCGCCGCCGCCGCCCCGCCGAAATGTAGATGCACCGATGCGGCCTTGGGAGCCAAGTCTTCGATATAGGCGTAGTGTGCCTTGGTAGGACATACCACAAAAGCCTCTCGCATGGAATTGTCAATCTCTTTGGGAAAGGACATTTCTACTTCCGATCAAGTTTGACAACGCCAAGAACTTTAACTCGATAGGATGTGAATTGCCCTCGGCTAAGGCTACGACGTAGTTTGGTGCCGGCTGGAATGAGGACTTTCAAAATGTTAGCGTCGTGGAGCCTATTAACCGGACGTTTGCGATACAAGAAAATTCCGAGACTTCGTGCCGGTGCTATTGTAGTTCGGCCAATGCAGTATGTCAAAATAGTGCCCTTAGTTTTTTCCCCTAAGGGTTCCCGCTGGTGCAGTTTATATTCCGAGACAAATCCCTCATTGGAATGGCGTTTGCGCACCACCTTGTAGGCTATAACGGCTGTCTTGCGCGTGTAAACATGTTGGGATACCTGACACATATTACCTCCGTTTGAGTTTGAGAGTGTCCGCGTGACGCAATGTCAGCAACCATGGAGCCTTGATTGAGATATACATCCGCGTGGCCGCGAATTTGGGATAGTCCTCTTTAAATTCGGAGGCTTCCAGGCTGGATCGAAAGCTGTAAAGGTCAAGGCGTTGATTTGAGGCGTCCCGGTGCGATTTGAAAGGGCCAAGGATAATCTCTGACTCCCCGCCTTCGATCTTGTCGGCGATTTCGATGTAGTCGCGGGGATAGCGATTCAAATTAGTGACTCGGGACATTGGAGTTCCTTACGTTTAAACGATATGATTCCATATGGCGGTAGCTTTAACCACTTCATACTGGCTAATTAGCGGGACAGTATACACACGTCCTGTAGCAAGCTCGACCAAACACCCTTCATTGGTAAGGGTCGTAGGATCACATACAATACACAGATTATGTTCTTCGTTAATCACGGCTGAGCCAGGTATGATACTTCCGAGAAACTCTAGGTTTCGTGAAACACCCTCTTCAACTCTCATTTTTCACCTTTTGCTTTGCGAGCTACTTTGACCTTGGCTAAGGTACATTTCCAACTTCCCATTGTCATGTAGCGTGGTCGAATATCCGTAGGGCCGAGAAGAATAGCCTGAGGGTCTCTCATGCTTGCCGCCCCAAGCAACTGCATTGCGCGCCAGTTTACGGCCATGGCAGGAAGTCCCGACGGCCACGATGCAGTTCTGCGGTCATGAGCAGACACATAACGCGGAGGGCTGGATCATGGTTCATATTCGCCCCCAAGCGCCCCCAAATGCCCTGGTCGAAACCTGAACCTGCCCAAATAGCAGCATAGGTGTGCACTGCCGGGACGTGTTGGTAATACTTGTATTGCCATGCGCCTAGCATGGCCCCTGCTTGGACAACTGCCAGGCAGGAATAGGTTTCCGCGCCTGCGTCAACAAGCTCTGCCGCAAGTCGGTAAATCTGGAATGGTGTCGCTTTCATAATTGTTCGGACTCTGTGGTTAGAGAATAGTTCCCAATTTCTCGAATTTCTTACGTTTCTTCTATTCCAGCCTCTGGATGTCCCCCACTTAGCGTGGGAGGCATGCACCAAAATAGTGCAGGTGTCGAAATTTCGACAGGGGGGAGGGGTGTGTTTTTTGTCGATCTAAAATATATTTATTAATAATCATACACTTACAAAATACCCTTCTCTCAAATTCTCGAAACATACATCCAGAGGTCAGAATAGGAGAAACCCAAGAAATTTAAGAAATTAGAATAGCCTGCACCCAGTAAAGCCGTTCGACTGGCGGCACATACGCAGGAGGGACTGGGCGGAGCCACAACACCAATAGCATTGTAATGGTGGCCCCGATTCCAATCCCAGTTAATAGACCCCATACATAATCGGTGTTCACTATCGCAATTCCTTTCGACGAAACCGTTCAATAAACCGGCCGTCTACTGATACCGCATAGGCATGCCGAAGCAAGAAAAACGTGCGCCATGCCGTCGAGACCTCGGATATTGGCAACGCTGCCGTTCGGTTCCAGCCGTCGAGCACGTCAAACTCCAATTTCGGCAAGTGCGCCAGCAATCCAGGTAATGCCTCGACATCTTCAAGTTCCAGCGTAAACGGCACATGTCGATCTTGGTGCCACTTCAATACAACTTCTCTGTTTTCTTGCTTGACTGCTCGATTACTACGCATGATGTTGCTCCTTGAAAATTGCCGCTTCCAAAATGGAATTGGCGGATACCCCGTTAATGCGGTAGCGCCCATACAAGACAACCCGCAATGCGGATAGTTCGGCGCGATGTTCGGCCGGCGGAAATAGTCCAGCATCGTGCAATAGCTGTAAGATTTCAGTCCGGGTCAAACCCTGAATGGCCCTGCGTATCAACTCTGCTTCGGTTTTCATAGGAAACTCTCGAAACACTCATGGACTAATTGCGTGAATTCATTTTTAGCCGCATCGTGAGCCGCAGCATAAGCCGCATCGCGAGCTGCTACGCGAGTCGCAGCGCGAGCCGCAGCATAAGCCACAGCGCGAGCTGCTGCATAAGCCGCAGCGCGAGCCGCAGCATAAGCCACATCGTGAGTCGCAGCGCGAGCCGTAGCGTAAGCCGCAGCGCGAGCCGCATCGTGAGCTGCTGCGCGAGTCGCAGCGTAAACCGCAGCATAAGCCGCAGCGTAAGCCGCAGGATCGCCAGTCATCAGCCAGTCGAGTATTATCTGATCTGGTTCATACTTCCATTGGGCGAGGCAGGAAACCGCCTGCATCCGCGCGAAATACCGAAGCATTTCTGTTGCATCCATGCGCACGATGATTTTGCGTTTGCGGCACAGCAATTTATCCGCCTCTTCCTCGACGATATCGGCGATCTCAACGAGGCAAAGAGTATCGCCCGGCGCGTATTGCAGTGCGTCGAACGGATTGCGGCTCGCGTGCAGGCCAGACTCGCACATTTTGCACGGCCCGGAATAGGCAAGCCATTCGCCGTCAGCGGGAATAGGCGAGCCATCACGTAGTATTACGCCTACAAAATGCCATGCTAGATTGGTTTTCATAATTCCTCTGCTTGTTTAATTGCCTTGACTAAAGCTTCGTGCAACGGCTCCCATGCCTCTTTGTAGGGTGCTAGTTCAAGCTTCATTGTGAGCCGGATGGCAAATTCCGCAGCCTTAGCCACCCGTAGCAACTCGCGATTTACAGTGCACAGTCTATCGCACTCGGCCTTGCTCCTGAACGCCGGGCGTCGGCTAGTCATGCGCGGCGGGTTTTCGTGTTTGAGTTGCCAGTCGGGCGAAGGCTAGCGCGCGGCGACGTTTGTATTTTGTTAGGGCTTTCGCGTTAACCTGTTTGCGTTCTGCCCAGGATTTTGCGGTGATCTGTTGGTATTCCGCCCAGGCTTGCTCTTTAACCCGTTTGCATTCTGCCCAGGCTTTCGCGTTAACCAGATTGCATTCCGTCCGGGCTTGCACGTTAACCCGAGCGTATTTTGCCCGGGCTGGCGCATTGAGTAAATGTTGGGCAGCCCAGTCCCAATCCCATTTATCAAATTCCGCGAGACATGCCGCTTCAGTGATATCAATGCCGTCCGGGGGCAGATCGGCGAACGTAGTTATGGCGGGGCCACATGCGCTTTTTTCGCACAGCATTTCGATGGTGATTTTCATAGTTGGACTATACCCTTTGACTGAGCGCACGCCAAGCATACTCCATTAACCGTAGTAGTGCTGTGGTGCTGTCGAATAACGCAAAATGAGCGTTCCTTTTGAGTCATACCAGGCTTGCCCGCCACCTCGGCCACTTGACCGCTGGTCAGCGGCAACGGGTATGAATATCCAGATAGCACGACGGGGGCCAAACTTGATACATCAAGAACTTCTCTATGGTAACGCCCGTTGTGCACATAGGTGGAATACCGCAGATTTGCTATGGTCATCATAGACTCCCAAATGCGATAGGGCATACCGGCGACCCTACATTGTGCGCCCACGTTGCCGCAAACTTCCGCTCAAAATCCTCGCGGTTTTTATACCACTCAAGCGTCGTTTTAATTGTAGCCTGTGCATTGATTTCGAACAGGCCCTCAAATAGCGCTCGGTGCGCTTGCCAACTTGCGGCAATAGTGCGCCGCCCTCTTGCTGATGAGCGCGCACCACATCCCCGAGAATCCTTGACCCGCAGGGTAAACTGGAGCGCTCGCCCACACTTCTTCACGTCGTTTAAACGCAGGTTGCCTTCATAGGTGACAGTGTTTAAACGCGCCAGTATATCTTCAAGTTCTTGCAGCGTGATTCCGTAAATCCTCATAGCAGCTTCTCCCGACATATCCCTTGATCAATTAATGCGCTAGCAGTGCGCCCGAACCAGCCTTGCAGTTGCCATACCATTTCAGTATCAATCAAATGCTGCCACGCTTCAACGATGCGTGCTGCATCTTCGCAGGGTATAAACCCCTCAGCAATGCCGACCGCCGTAACGTTATCCATTGGAACCCTCACTAATAAATTGAGCTTCGACTTGACGCACTACCAACAACACGGAGCGTTGTTGCAACACGCGCCTCGAAAACTGCGCTAGCTTTTCAGCTTTACAGCTTGGCTGATCGGTCAAGATGACATAGGTCACAGACGGTTCTGTCACCAAGGTTCCGGTGACATCAAGCCAACCACCCCAATTGCTACGACGTGAAAACCCGCCAAACTGAAGAGCCGCAGCGGCGTCAATGTCATATAGCGCTTGTATTCGCGCCGCTTCCTCTATGGGAGTGCCGTCCCCGCAAAACCCTGTGCCAATTGTCAATTCAATCTGGATTGCCTTTTCCATATAATCCCTTTCTCTAAATAGTCAAGCAAACAGCATGTCAAGTTACGACCATGGGTTAGCGGCATGCTGCGTTGCCGCAAATCTGACTTGCCGACTGTGGTAACAGCTTGGCCGCGTCAGCCGGCCCAATTCTGACAAAAGCGGTAGCCGGCTTACCGCAAAAGACTCCCGTTTCTACAATCGCCACGCCAGCCGGGATTACACATTCGGGCGCGTGCGTTAGACCTCCGAATTGGGGCGGATTGTATTGAGGTGCCCCCAGAGCAAAGCCGTCAGCCAAGCGCACAGCGGTGTAGGTTGATCGACTTCCGCCACTCCAGTAGGTTCCTGTCAAGCTGACCGTTTCCACTACGCTGAAAAACGCTTTATGCTTGCGGTAGTGGGGGCTTGCCGCTAGAACCACGCGCTTTACTTCTGGATGTTGGGCTAGTTCGATGGTCAACATTACAGCACCCCCAAGGCGCGCAACGCCACAATCACGCCACGCGCCAGGATCAATCCTGTTACGACTACTACGATCAGGACTTCAATCATGCTGATTCTCCGCGCAAAAATGCCGCTACTGCAAAATGGGCGCGGAAGACTTCCACAGGGTCAAGCCCCGTTGCACTTCCGCCCCGTTGACGTTGCGCATGCGCGCGTAGCCTTGCCACCTTGACGCCGGACTCATCCCGACTAAACTTGACAAGGCCCCGTCTTTTGAGATTGTGCAATGGGCGCGCGGTATCTGGGGTAACAGTCATTTCACCGCCCAAGGCGCGCAACGCCTGTAACACGTCCCGCTGGGGGTCTGTCCATCGTTTAAACACTGGGCACCTTGATTGCGGGTAGAACCACCAACCCGCTGGAGGGATCACGCGGCTTTGATTCTTCCTGCGTGAATGCTTGGTTACATTCATCGCAATGCGCGTGAAAACCATCCGATGCGACCCGCACCTTAACCGGAGGATTGCACTTGCACTCCCAAAGGCGCAAACGCGAACCCGAGCCCGTGCCGCGTGACTTTCCGCCCTTGACACCTACGCCGGCATGGCACCCACCTTTTCCGCCAGTGAACTTACTGCTAGCGGCTTGGGGTATGCCGTCTGTCGGCTTTTCCAGGGCGTTGATTAGTGCCCATGCGTCGGCGTCAAAAGACTCTGGCAAGTAGGCATGCCCTACAGCTTTTGCGTTCAGCAATCCGAGTGATTCGCAGGCCAGCTTCCATTCTTTGTTGTGCCCGCAACCACGGCCGGCGAGAACATGGCCGAGTTCATGCAGGGTAGTCCCTGCCAGCTGCACCGGGTTTTCTTCTCCGAGCGCGCACACTTCCGCTAGTGCGTGGCAGCTATCCACCACTTTCCAGCTATCGAACATCGTTACGCCGCGCCGACCGCGCGCGCCATCCCCCGATCCGTAGATCAGCTTCGCGCCTGCGATCTTGGCGCGGAATTCTGCATCGCCAATGCGCGCGGCAGCAATGGCGCGCACTGCGTTGATGTATTCCTCGTGCGTGCACATCAGACTATCTCCCAGTTTTGGCTAGTGTGCGTGATCATGCTCTACTCTAAGCGAGAATCATGCCAGCCCCCCGCGCTTGCGCGGTAGAGCCATTCCGCCATGTTTTCAAGGAGTTAGGTGCAGTGGCGAGATTCCGCCATTGCCGTAGTTATGCACAATCTGCCCCATTTGGGTGCGTCCGTGCCCATTTTTGGAATTCCCTTGCGCAATCAACGCACTGCGTGTTACAATTCGCCCCGCATTGGTGCGCTCCCTGTCTGCCTGTCCGCCCCGACACATTATGTCAAATCGGAAATGCCGCGTAGGGTAGCTTCAGCGTGCCCGCGTCATTGCGTCTGGGGCCGTCCTATTGCGTCGAAATTTCGTCAAAATGCACGTCAGAATGAACGAATTGCCGCTGACGTGGCCCAATGGCCATGGAACAGGCGGAAAACAAGGTGCTGTGGCGAACTTGTCGGCAGATCGCCGCCGGACTCGGACTGTCGTCGACAACGACGTGGCGCATGCTTCGCCGCGGCGACCTACCCGCAATCCGCGCCGGCCGCGTTTGGTGCATCGTCCCCGCCAGCGTCGCGCCGTATGTTGTCGCCTTGGCACAGCGTGGGGTTGTCGTGCGCCCCGTCGCCGCGCCCACGCCGAAGTCCGTGTTTAAACGACATGCCTCGCCGCCGCCTGTCGATGTTGCGGCGCAACATGCCGCCGTCGCCGAAATGGTGCGGCGCAGCATGGGGGAGTTGGCACTCACTGACTGTCGAAATCTCGACATGTCGGAATCTCGTCATATTGCAGTGCAGCATGCCGAAATCTCGACAGTGTTGCGGAAATGCGACAGTGTGGCGGAAACGCAACATGGTGCACCGCAGCACGTCCCAGTTTGCTGCGGTGCAGCAGACCCCCTGGGGGGTAGGGTGATGCATGCGGCTAGCTCCCCGCTCTTGGCCCTGCCCCCGACAAAAAAATACCCCCCAACTGTGCCGAACCCTCGGCCGGAAAGCGAGAGTGCGAATGGCGAAGAGTGAACCCATTGCGACGGTGCGCGTCTACCCAGCCGCGCGGAGCGACCTTTATGCAGAAGTGCGGGTGTGGCGGACACTACGGGACATGCGCCGGTATGCGGCCGGGCGGCCGGGGCGGTTGCGCTCAGCTTTGGGTCAATGTTGCGGGACGGAGGCGTATCGAGTGATACGCAAGCAGAGACGAAAAACCGGACAGTTTGCCACAGTGGATTTGGCTAAGAACTACCTCGGGCCAAGGATAGTGGCGCATGAGATGACGCATGCGGCGCTCCGCTATCGGGACCGGGCAGGCTTCCAGTTGGACTTCACGCCGGACCGGAACTGCGGGGAGGAACGGCTGTGTTACGCAGTTGGGGATATGTGTAGTCAACTGTGGCGGAAGTTGCGCCGCCGTGGGGTGTGTGATTGATGGACGAAATCGACCCGGCAATCCGCGCTGCCGCCCTTGCGGACACCTTCAAGGCCCTGTCCCGCATGGACCGGGTGCCATTCCGCAAAGTGCTGGCGGATCTACTGGAATGCGCCCCCACGCCTGAAAACATCCGGGCGTTGGCTGAAAAGTCCCCGGATCGGTGGGCGCAGGCGCTTAGCATTGTGGCGGGGTTGGCGGGATTCGATCGTGGCATCGGCCCAACCATCAACCTCTACAACGTGGGGAATATGAGTGATGCTCAGTTGATGGAGCGCCTCTCGGAGCTTGACCGGCAACGAGCCCTGCCGTCCGAAAAACCCATCGAATTTCTGACAGAAGCGCCGCAGTTATCGGCCGCTGTAAACGTCGACACATCCGATCAAGTGCCGACACCTGCTGTTCAGGAATCCCCAGTGTCCACGAATCGTGAACAAGGCGCGGGGGTGAACGACACATGACCCGCGACGAACTTGAACAGGCTGTCATCCTCAGGGAAGAGTTGGCAAACAGGCGCACAACCGACCCATGGTTTCAATGGGAGCCTAAACCGCGGCAGCGTCCGTTTGTCGAAGCTGTGCTAACGCGGCAAGTATCTGAGGTTTGGTTCATCGCGGCCAACCGTTCCGGAAAGTCCGATGCCGCCGCTTATATTGGGTCGGCCCTGGCGCGGTTCGGTCGCACACCCCCGAAGTGGGGTTACGGGGGGCAAGATGCCAAACCAACGCGAGGTTGGGTAATTTCGGCCTCGACTACCGCGAGCCGGGATGTCATCCAACCCAAGTTCTTCGACAATGGCATGGCCGCGGCGGAGAATCATGCTCCCTTCATTCCGCAGCGCGAACTTGCAAGTTCCTTCAACATCAACGAGCAAACTCTAAAGCTCAAAAACGGTAGCATCATTGAGTTTAAAACTGCCGAGGCCAAGGTGTTGACGTTTGCCGGGGGTGGTATTGACTGGGTGCTGATTGACGAGGAGTGTCCCAAGCCCCTCTACGATGAATTGGTAATTCGAGTGAGTGGTGGTCGTCGCTTGTTGGTTATCGGAGCCTGCACTTTGCTGCCGCCGGAAGGTCAGGTTGGCGGGGTATCGTGGATATTCCCCGAAAAGATCAAACCTTGGCTTGCCAACCCGAGGGGGGTGGATTTTGAAATCTATGGGTCATCCATCTATGACAACGATTCCATTCTGCCAAGTGAAATTGCTCGTTTGGAAGCCCGCTACCCTGTAGGCAGTCCTGAACGAGCCATTCGTCTCGACGGTGCATATCTGCCGGGGATGCAAGGCGCGCGGGCGTATCCATCGTTTGATGCTCGCATCCATGTTAAACCCCAAGAACCCCCGGAGCCACGCCGGCCGATTTGTTGGATTTGGGACTTCAACGTGGAGCCCATGATCAGTCTCATTGGGCAACGTCGAGATCATGTGTTCCACATTTGGAGGGAATTGGTGCTGGACGAGGGGGACCTCGACCGGATGGTGCAGTATTTTGCCGAAGCTGTTCCAGGGCATGCTGCCGAAATTTGGGTCTATGGGGATGCGACGGGGCGTAACCGCCATGCTGCCGCGCCGGGAGGTCGCAGTGAATACCAGATCATTTCCAACGCCATGCGAACCTATGGCTGTCCAATGCGTCTAAAGGTTGCAGAGGTCAATCCTTTGGTGACTGATCGCATCAACGCTGTAAATAGGGCATTTAGGGACGAAGAAGGAGTAGCCAGAGTTGAGATTGACCCATCCTGCACGGAGTTGATTGAGGACTTCGAGCAGGTATTACGGGACAACAAGGGCGGCATCAAAAAGACCCGTAATCGAAAAGACCCTTACTTTCGGCGCACACACACATCAGATGCTTTCGGCTACTGGATAGCTTATGAAGAGCCGGTTCGATCTACTACAATCGGACAGAAGTTGATTGCTGCTATCAGGAATCCAGGCTATGCCTTTGGCCGAAAGTAAGGTGCCGCGGTGCCGAATTTGCGGAAATGTGTTAGGGTTCTGGCATGCACCGATTGGTGTTTGCACAGATTGTGTTTTCACCCCGAGGGGTTTGCCGAGTGTGAGCATTCCAAATCCTTCATACGGATTTAGTAGAAATGGCCCAAAAGCGTCCAAAGACCCGCAGCCCGAGTGAAGAGGTCATCCTGCGCACGGTGCGCGAATACCGCAAGGAAGCCTCGGACGCTCGCAAATCTCGAATGAAGCGTAACCGCCTCAATTGGGATATGTATTATGGAAACCAGGATTGGTCGCACAAGCAAGAAGGACAATCAACGGAGTTCCTCCCAAAGATGTCCGGGGCGGCCGAGCAGATGTCTGCATTCGTCAAGCGTGCGCTGGTGCAATTTGGGGATTGGTTCAGCATGGAACTGCCGCAGGGTTCTTTCTTGGCCCCTGAGCAGGCTCGGGCAATGCTTCGCCTGTTTCTTGAAAACATGGCAGTATCGCGCACTCACACTGGCAGCTTCTACACCCTTGTGTCAGACGCCGTGAAACAGGGTTTGATGGAATCCCTGATCATATTGAAAGTGCATGGCCAGCACATGCCAACACGGTCGTGGCGCACGGAGCCCGGCGACCGCATTCTTGGCATCCCAGATTCGTTGACTAGCGACGATGCCACAGTGTGGCGGTTGCGCATTGACCTCATCCCTTCCGAGGATTATTACCCTGATCCTACTGGCCGGCACCTTTACGAGATTCACAGCGTCGAACGAGACTACTTCGACGTGTTGGAATCCGCCGAGCAGGGGCTCTATGACAAGTCCGTAGTAGAGAAGATCACTGAGGATTTCCAACGCGAGGACGAGGACAAACGCAAGGCTCGTCACAAGGGCCAAGATGAAACGACTCCCATCCGTAATCGCCGCCGCGTTGTCATTGACGAATGTTGGGGCACTCTGCTTGGGCCTGACGGCCGGCCGGTTGCCACGGATGTCGTGGTTGCAATCGCCAACAATCGGCACGTGATTCGTCCGCCGGAAAATATTCGGGAAGTGTTCTGGCACGGAGAATCCCCTATCGTTTCCGCTCCTGTCATCCGTGTTCCACACTCCGTCCATCACAAGGCCCTTTACGATGATGCTTCGGGGTTGAATGTGGCCATTAATGAACTCTACAATTTGATTCTCGACGGTGGTATTGGAAGTGTTTGGGGCGTTCGCCAGGTTCATGCTAATTGGCTTGCCGACCCGAGGCAGATCAGCAATGGAATCCCCGCAAACGCTACCCTCGTCCTCAATGAAGAGGCCCCGATGGACGGCAAGGTTGTCGAGACTGTGACCACTGGAAAAGTCCCGCCCGAAGCCATGACTGTGTTGAACCTCGCTGACCGGGAGTTCCAAGCCGCCGTCAAAACCAATGATACCCGACTGGGTTTCTTGCCGCCGCGGGCTGTCAAGGCGACGGAATTGGTGCAGGCCGAGCAATCCGGGGCGGTCGTCATTGACGGGTTTGCGGCCGACCTCGAAACTGAGATCATGGTGCCGGTGCTGCGCAAGGCATGGATGTGCCTTTGTCAGTTTGTCGATGACATTCCGTCCGACGACGTGGTGAAGGCCATCGGAACCAGCAATGCGTTCAAGTTGTCCCAAATGAGCGCCGCGCAGAGGTTTGCGGCGCTCTCGCATGGGCTTGGGTTCAAAGTATCTGGGTTGACGAACACGTTGTCGAAGGCCCGAGACTTCCAACGCATCATGGCATTGATGCAGGGTATTGCTTCGACGCCGCCCTTATTGGAGGCTTTCATTCGGCGCATGAGTGCTGACAAGACCCTTGACACTTTGATGCGCGCCCTCAACATCAACCCGGAATCTCTCCAGATGACGGAGGACGAGCAGAAGGAAATGCCGGCGAAGCTCGCACGCATGGCGATGTTGCAGCAGATGATGCCGCCAGGTGGTGGTAGTCCGCCCAACTCAGATGGTGGCGGGGATGCAATGTCCGGGATGAGGTCTGAGATCAATCAAAACGCCGAACCCACACAGGGGTTCTAATTGGAGAAATTACTATGATGCATGAAACACCGTCTATGCCTCATGACTACGAAGCCAAATATGATCTTGAAACTATCGAACGGGCAAATGAAATCAAAGCGGACGCAAGTCGCATGTCCCGTGTCAAAGCCTACGCCAAAGAGCAGGCCGCCAAGATGGCCAAGATTGCAGGTTATCCCCATTCTACCGAGGCCGCCATGGAATCCATGATGCAGGAAGGTCATAGGAAGTTGAAGTGATGGGACCGAAATCCAAGGGTATCTTGAAAATGTCCTTCTCGGAGGTTTTCGCCAAAACCCCAAAAGCTGTCAAGCGCACCGCTCGCAAGTTCGGGGAGAAACGCGCCAAAAAGCAGAGAATTGCTATTGCGCTTAACAAGGCTCGACGTGCCGGAGCCCGTATTCCAAAACCCCGGAGCTAATCTATGCTATCCCCTGCCTATATCAAATCCATTGAGGACTGGCTCAAGTGGTATAATGAGCACCACAACCAGTTGAAATCCGGTCCGCTTGACCGTCGAGTTGAGTTTCTCGAAAAGGGGATTCGGGGATGCTTTATTATCCTGGCCGGCCTCACGTATGAAGTCGAACGGGTGGATATCGGGGCGCAAGCTAAAGAACGCAAGCTCATTCTTCCGGTTTCATTCCGATGAAGCTACGTGATCTTGATGCCATCACGCAAACTCAAGACATCGTGCAGTCTCGCGCCCCGGAACTTCTGCGCGCTGAGGAGGTCAAGGTAATCAATGAGTTGGTAAGTGCTTACAACTCCGGCAAGTTGCAAGATCGAGACGCTGCGGTGGGTATTGGCACAATTGCCCGTATTCGGCGTGTTTACAATAACATGCAGCGCACCATCACCCAGGGAATTGACGCAGGCCATAAACTTTCGAGGTAGTCCATGTCCGAACCAACCGTATCCACAGGTGAGTTGAATACCGACATCCCCATGGCGGCAACGCTGACCAGCCAAACAGAGGTTGAAGTCACTCTCGGCGACAAGTCCTTCAAAGTGTCCAAAGAAGTCGCAGACGCACTGACCGCGGTTCAAAAAGCTTCGGGGGAGTCTGTTGAAACTCTGACATCTAAAGTGGAGGAGTTGGAAGCGGCCATCAAAGCGGCCAAGCAGACGCCCGCCCCCGCTGGCGAGGAGGAGTTGGACGTAAATCAATTGTTCGTCAACCCGAAGAAGTTCCTTGACGAGTATGCGGCTAAGATCAAAGCCGATCTCGTAACCGCCTACACCCAAACGACCAATCAAGACAAATTCTGGCAAGCCTTCTACGAGAAACATGCCGATCTCAAGTCCCATGACTTCTACGTTAAGGCAGTTTTATCCCGTGAAATGAAAGGGTTATCCAGCTTGAGCGTCGAAAAAGCCATCGACAAGTTGGGGGACACTGTTAAGGGTGAACTCCTCAAACTGAGTGGGAAGTCCAGCAAAGGCGGCAAACCCACAACCGAAGGGGGAACTGAACATGTGGTTCGAGAGTCCAAGGAGGATGATAGTGAGGACTCACCTACCGAACCCAAACCCGGTGGGGGGCTGGTTGGGTTACTTAAAGCCCGGCGCGAAGCCCGCAGACAAGGTTCCACACTTCAAGCCCGCGTTAAACATTAGGGAGTTTCTGAATGGCACAATTCCAATGGCAATTTGATGCGCCTACTGGTGTATTCAAAAACCATGCACTCTCCGCGCAGCTTTACAAAGTTGCCGTGGAAGATGCTGTTTTTATGGATCACGTCAAACCCGTTGAAGGTTTCGGCAAGAAGATGGGTGAGAATGTGACCCTGAAACGAGTCTCCGCGGTCGCCGAACCGACCAGCATTGATCTGGTGGAGGGTGTTGACATCCCCGAAGATACCTTTGCGCTTTCCACGAAGGGTATTACTGTCGGGGAAATCGGCCGTTCTGTGCCGTTTACGTCTTTTGCCGAGGATTTGTCCTCGCTTGACCTGGAAAATTCCATCCAGAGCGAGTTGAGACGGCAAATGACTCTTGGCCTTGATACCAAGGTGGCTTCGGCCTTCCGTGGCTCCAACACGAAAATCAAGTATGCCATTACGGGGTTGGCGACCAACAACATCACCACGAATGGCACCTTTGGCGCAACCTCCAGCGCGAACATGAACGTGTTCCACGCGGAAGAAATCCGGGATTATCTCTACGATACTCTCCGGGCTCCTACGGTTGGTGGGGATTACATCGGCATTTTCCGCACCCTTGGCATCCGTGGTCTCAAGCGTGACCCGGATTGGGAAGAGTGGCACAAGTATACCGACCCGACGGTCAAGTTCAATTCGGAAGTTGGGCGGATTGAAGGTATTCGCTTCATCGAAACCAATCACGCCAATGCCCTCCGCAAAGTCGGCACTTCATCTGTTCTCGGAGAAGGGGTTGTGTTTGGAGAAGATTCAGTTGCAATGGCGGAAGCCCAGACCCCGGAACTTCGGGCTGGCATGCCGCGAGACCTCGGCCGCTCGAAACTCGTCGGCTGGTATGGCATTCTGGCCTTCGACGTGGTTTGGGATACCGGCAATGCCGGCCAAGCCCGTATCGTCCACGTCGGCAGTCTATAAGATAGGAGCGCGTAATGTATAGACCTTTACTTGATGTCGAACTTTTCGACGCCGCAATTACGAGCACGGGAGAGAAGGGGGATTACTGCCCTGGCTCTCATGCCGTAATCGTCCGCGAAATCAATGCCGTTGTGGTCGAAACCTTAGCAACCACGACCAATGCGGTATTGGCAATTCGCAAGCAATCCACCGCGGGTTCGACTGCGACAACCGATCGCACCTTGATCGACACGATCACAATTCCAGGCGGGACTGCCGCGGGCAAATCCTACTACGTTACCGGGTTGAACGTGCAAGTGAGCCCTGGAGAAGAGTTGAATGTGGTTGTAACAACCGCCGCAACTTCGACGGGGATCACAAAGTGCGTAGCCCGGCTGGATTATGTTCCTGATGTGCCGGCGAACTTCGCTAACAAAGTCCTCAGCGCGTAACGCATGGATTGGCGACATCCAACAGGGAGAACACCGAAACACGTAGCAGTAGTCGCCTTGGGGCCAAGCAGGGCGAATTACATCAGCCAAGCCACCAGCCACACTCCGCCGGTCAACCCTGACGAAGTGTGGACGGTGAATACCGCGGTGCGGTGGCTACAGCATGACGTTTGCTTCCTCATGGACGACATGCATGAATTTGCCAAGCACTTCCCCGAGTATGGCGCGGCGATGCGGAAGGCCCAGTCGCCAATTTTGACGAGTGTGGCGTATCCAGAGTTTCCGAAGGCCGTTGCGTATCCGTTGGCTGAGGTTTTAAACAACGGCACGGGGCGGCTGTATTTTAACAACAGCGGGCCTTACATTATTGCGTATGCCTTGCTGATTGGAGTTGAGAAGTTGTCGTTGTTCGGGCTGGATTATTCGTTCCCCGGCTCGGATGCAAGAGAAAATGGGAGAGGGAGCGTAGAATACTGGATTGGGGTTGCGGAAGCGCGGGGGATGCAAGTGGATATCACCAAAGATTCCACCCTCTGCGATACCAACCGTGGTCTCTGCTTCTACGGCTACATTCGCCAGCCGGTTATCACTGAGCGACCCTCGGACACCCCAGGTAAGATTGTGCGGCCGAATCTCGACCGCCTGTCCGACTACCGGGGTGTTACGGAGTTGGAAAACGTAGTTAGATAGCGAGGAAACTGAAATGACTGCACTTGTTGCTGCTGATGTCACCATCACGGTTGAAGAACGCAATATCGCCCACAAGAAACGGCGCAATCGCGTCAAGATTGCTTTTGGGGATGGTGCATTGACCTATCCTGCCAGTGGAGTTCCCCTTCCCACATTTGCATCCTTCGGGATGGTGCGGAACATTGATTACCTGACGGTGTTTGATGAAAATGATGCCGTGGGGATTCTCTGGAAATACGACAAAGACAACCACAAATTGC